TAACAAAGAACCTTGTGTTTGTTTTACAAGTCCTCTTGTTTCAGAACTTGGTGCTGATGCTGTATTGTCTAATATAGCATTTTTTCTAACAGGGTCATATTTTACATCCCAAGCTTTAGTATGTACATCATCCATTAACCTAATAAATCCCTCGGCAGATGCCATGATAACGGCAACTATATTTCTAACTGTAGGTTTAAAACCAATACCAGCGTCTTTATCTTCAATCTTTCTTAGTAATTCCGCACTGATTTTAGATTCATAGTCTGATAACTTTTTATTAGCCTGTGTTTCTAATGAGGATATTGTACTATCAAATTTACCATCACCTTCAAAAATAAACCATTTTTCTTTCGATAACGAATAACTTTTTTTACCATTAACTTCGGTTATTTCAATGTTATTTGTTATTCCTGAATACTTGGATTGAACCGATTCTATTGTTTCACGATTTGGTGTTACAACACCTGTTTGAGCAGTTGTTGTTGTTTCCCAATCAATATCACTATAACTTGGTGCATCTATCTCAATCATATCCAATTTAATTGGATTTGGAATTGGTGATTCTGCTCCTATTTTTTCGGAACCAAGGGTTGGGTTACCCGCCAACGCTTCATTATATTTTTTAATATTACTATCTAATAAAGATAAAGCCTCAGTTTTAGTCGTTTCATTAGTGGTATTAAACACATAAGTCTTATTACCATTTTTTAAATAAATTGGTTTTGGGTTTAAGTATTTATTAAACCACGAACTTTGGTCACCCCTAATGTTTCCAAAATATTGACCTAAAATACCTTTATAGTTTCTAATATTAGTCAAAGCAACAACATCCGCCTTTGGAAAGGATGTAAAAATATTATTCTCAAATTGTTCTAACTTAACCATCAATTGAACTAATGTGAGTTCAGGTAAATCTTTGGATATTAATCCTTTGGCTTTGTATTCACTATAAACTTCCGCAATTTTTTGATACCCTATCTCAGTTACTAATTCTGTTACAACAGCACTACTACTATTAGGATTGTTTGCACCAACCGCAGCTTGAACCTTTGATTGTGATTCGGTTGCTCTATTAGGACTTTGTGGTGTTACAGGTGTCTGTGAGATATTAAATCTTTGAGAGTACATGTGGGGTGTTGCTAATAAGTGACCCATAGCAATCTCATTCAATACATTAAATTTGTAACCTCTAAAATTTAAAGTTACTTGGTAGTTACCACTAAACGAGTTAAACGTTGCGTGAAATTTTTCTAAATTAAGTTGGTATCTTACCGCCTGTCCATAAAATCCTTTAAGAGTTAAATAGAATGGTGGGTAAGGTAAATTGAAGAATGCTGAGTATGGTGAATTATTTCCTAATTGAAACAATGCTTTACCCTGAACATCCTCTAACTGCATAGTTACAGATGGTATAAATGAACTATTAGTTGTAATATTGATACTTGTGATACCTAATAATCCGTTATCAATTACACCTTCTTCATTTGCAACAGTATTAGTAAAATAAGGTTTTGCCCCATTACTAGGTTGTTGTCCTACTTGTAACGGTTGGTTAGTTCCATCAAATTTAGTGCTATTTGCACCTGTTAACTCATCGTAATAGCCCGAACCTAAATAATTGTTTTTGGTTGGTTTTAGAAAGTTAAGTCTTGCAACAGAGATTGTTCTTAATCCACTATCTTCAGGACTTATCCCTACCGCTAATTTTGTTCTTGGGAGAACATCAGCCTCAAGATTGGCATACATAACCAAGTTTTCGTGGTCTACAATTCTTTCTGAAACATTATTATTTGCGTCAATTATTTTGTTTGGGTCGACTAAGATAATGTTATTATAGTCAAACTCAACATATATATTCCCGCTCTTGTCTGGTGATAAGTTACCTGCCATAATAATAAAAATGATTTTCTAACGCCGCTTTATAGTCTTGTAAAGATGGTAGTAATGGAAACGGAATAATCAATACCGCACCATCATATATGTTGTTCTCCAATCCACCAAATTGTGGATTTGCCTGAAGTATTAACCATCCAAACACAGGTGAACTATAATATTCTTGTGATACTTTATCTAATCTACTTTGAGCAACTTTATAAATGTAAGATACATCAGTTGGCTTTTGTGGAAGGTTAACGTACGGCACAACGGTCTGCTCACCATTAATTAAGAAATCACTATATCTGTTCCAATATTGATATGCCATTAGTTTAGTTTTGCTTTAGATATGTATGCACCTGTTGAATTTCCATTAGTATCATTCCAAGTGTTGTTATTTGTATTTTGGTTTGTTGTCGCCCCCAACCCTTTAATCATATTCTGTTGTGATGTTTTAACGTCAGCCACCGCATTGTTTTCAATAGTATAATTAAAGATTCTTTCTTTTTTATCAAATGGTGTATACACCAAAAAGTTCTTTAACTTTGTTTTTTCTAAATTATCAATAAAGGACTTTGTAATATTATTCTCATTTGTAAATTCTGGTTTGGCAATATTTAACCAATACGCATCAAATACATCTTCAATGTTACTAGAACCTTTACCTATTATAGATGAGTTACCTATGACATTACCAATTAAAGCTTTTTTAAATGTTTGGTATTTTTTATCATCAAGAACATCTTCGGACATAATCATATATTCTCTTCTAAATGGATAATTTTCAACATTATTACTAAATGATGGGCTCTTACTAAAAGGTAAAAAAACTTGTTCAGTAGTAACCTCTTTAGATACTCCATTATTAGTTTCAAATACTAATTTACCTTCATACTCAATTTTGTCATAAACAAATTTATTGTTAGACCATATAACACCATTAAATTCCCCAATATTTTTTTGTATTTGTTTAACGTCTGTTACTAACTCAGTCAATGTGTTTACCACTGTAGAGTTGGTAGACGCTCTATTTGTACCTGATGTTACATAAACCTTTGCGTTACCTGTTTTAGTTTGTAATCCATCTGTACCTGTATTAGGGAGACCCGCAAATGTTATAAGATTAACTTTACCCAAAGTTTGTAAATAACTTTGTTCGATTGTGGTAAGGTCTTGAGTTATTTTAGATACAGCGTTTTGGAATGAACCTCTTTTGTTTTTAACAAAATTGTAATAGTTTTCTTGTACGGTACTTATTAATCTTGGAGAGAAATCTCTCACCTTTGCTGTGATAAAGTTTAAGAATGGTTCATTACCATCTTTAATATTTTTTTCAAATGTTGCAAATATTTCATCAAATCGTTTTTCAACGTTTGATGGTTTACCAAATAAGACCACAGGAGCAGGATTTATAGTACTTCCACTAACACTAAGATTTCCTTGAGTATATGAACGTTGTAACATCCATTGTTGTCTTACCGCATTATTGTATTGATTAACAGTTTCTTTTGTTTTGTTAACTACTGTAGTAAAATATGTTTGAGTATCCACAACAGTTTTAGCCATAAAGTCAGAATAATTCAATGAACCTGTTTCACCACTCGCACTAATAACATTAGTAATAATTGTACCAACCGTAGCATTATTATCTTGACCCGCATTAGGTGTCGCCTGATTTAATGCAGGTGCTGACACAGTATCCATGTTCCAAAATTCTTCGTCTAATATTTTTAAGAAATCTTCACTGTTTGTAACATCTGACCTGTCATCGTAAATCTCAGTATTGGCGTAGTAATTGAATGTTAACGCATTTTGTAATCTGTCCACCGATTCTTTTAATCCGCTACCTCCAACAAAGTTGAATGCCATAGTTACATTGGCAATCATTGGTTGTACACCAATACCTTCAGGGTTAAGGTCTAGTTCCTCATAAGTTAACCCTAATGATGTCGGAATAATTTTGGTATTATAAAAATCCCCGATTCTTAACACTAATACAGGTGGAGCACCAAAAGCGGTATTAACCGCGTTATTAAACTCCAACACTGGTTTTCCACTTGGGGAACTTTTCTTAATTGTTGGAATGGTATTACCAGGTCTCATACATTGTTGTAAGAAAGTAAGTCTTGTATTCAAACCTTCAGGTGTTGTTGAGTGAAACGCTGGTTGGAAAAATTTCAATTTATCTTTTAAATTGTCATAAACCATCGGTGTTTCAGTCTTAATTGTTTCAAAGTAATCACACTCAGATAATAAGTTTCTTAATACTCTCTTAGTAATGTTATCTCTTCTAATTCTTTGTTCAACAACTTCTTCAGTTGTAACCGTACTTGTTACTACATTACCAACCGTTACTTCAACATAACTTGGTGGTGGTGGTAATACAGGGGCTGTTAAATTATTAGTTGTTGATTTAATATACGCCCTTCTACACGCCATTGCTGGTACTGTAAAAATATCTTTTGAAGCTGCTTTTGAATCTCCTCCATTTGCTTGTGGGTCACCGTCGGTACAATTATAAGTTTGTCCTGCAGTTTTAACATTTTCCACAGTATATGGTCCAACATTACTAGTCGCCATCATAGCTTGAGTTGTTGTGGTTTCACCAAGAGCCTTTCCAACTTTCACAATTAATCGTTGATTTTTAACAAATCCTGTTAATGAAGGATATTCATCAAAGAATTTTTTAAGTGATAAAATTCTTCTATTAGATAACTGAATATTATAATCCTTTGACGCTGGAGCCGAACAACTTGAATCCAGAACTATAGTAATAGTACCATTTGGGAATTGAGTTAATTGATTTGCCAAATCTTGGGTCATTCCTGTTAAAACACTATAATTTGGTGTTACCGCACTATTAAAGAAGTTGCCTAATGCAGCCCCATTAGATTTTTGTGTATATAAGTTAACATTACTTTCACTAGTATATCTTTTGTACTCATCTGTATAATTTGGCGCAGTATTTTGTTTTGGATAATCATTTCCAAAATAAGCTCCAATATTAACATATTTGTTAAAATAATCGTTACCTAATTCTTTAGATTGAGCAACATCTGTACCACCTTTATTCGGAGCATCTTTACCCGTTTGAATTGTTTGTTTAATAAATTGAAGTTCTTCCTTTGTCGCCTCTTTAGAAGTTATAACATCTTGTAAGTAAGACAGTTCACCAGGAGGAACTTTATAGTATTTTTTAGCAAGTTCATACAAGTCGTATTTTCTACAACCAGCAAAGAATGAATCCAATATACCATCAATTCTCTCCTTGTTAGTTTCATTATTTAATACTTTATTAACAATTACATTTAATACCGATGGATGGTCAACAACAATTTTCCATGATAGAGTACCACTTCTTTGTGTGTTCTTGTATGTGTAAATAGGTTCAGGTCTTCCTAAGAAGTCTGAACTGTTCCAGTTGGCTGATACAGACTCACTGAAGGTCAAACCATACGGAGGGAACCACATTACTCGTCCACCGTTTGGACCTCTCTCACAGACCGCTAAATCAGATACAGAGTTGCCTGGCGCTCCTGTTCTCCAAGCTAAATTCTCTAACGAGAACATATATTTTTTGGCATAACCCTCATTACCCGCACCTCCTACTATGTTAGTAGAACTTTGTCCACCTTCCATTTTGTTTGGTGCAATGTTAAGATTGTATGTGTTATCTAATACTGAATAAGAGAACCTTCTACCATTAACCGTAATACCATCAACTTTTTGAAGGTCATTGTATTGTAAGTAAGGTATATCTTTAGCAAACACTCTACAATATTCAGTTCCAACTTCTTGTCCAATAGCTCCTGTATATTTATATACTCTTGAACCCTTAGTCATTTCTTTGTATCCGTCGTGGAATACTTTACTTACTTGGTCAATCGCGTTACCAACGTGTTGTAATCTTTTACCACCTTGAGGTTGGCTATCAATAATTCTTTGGGTTTGGTCTAAAATAGAACCTTGTTTAAATGTTCTTTCTGTCGACTCAGTTGAATTATATGATGAAGGTTTAAAGTCTTGGTCCTCATTTACAATCAATCCACCGATACCTACTGTCTTACCAGCATTACCTTTGTACTTAGGTGATACCCATGTAAACCCACCTTCAATACCACCTCCACTTGAGTATGTAGGTCCATTAGCACCTAATCTAATTTCCTTACTTGGTCCTTCATATAACTGAGCTAATTCAGATGGCCCATAAACAGGAGATTGTTGCTCAATACCATAAGCATTAACAGGTACCTCACCAGCAGGTGAAAAAACTTGTGAAGGATTAGAATTTATAGTACCTACATAGAAATTACTATTGTCAGATTGAGTACCTGTAAGTGCACCAGCCGCTCTATCAATAAACGTTCTTGGGAAGTTTGGTTTGTATCTGTTGTAATCAATATTTTTGAATAGTCTTGACCTTTGTCCCGCACCCATGTTATTAAACATGATTTGAGAACCAGTGTCCCCACCACCCATAAGTCTATTAAAAAATTTACCAACTCCACTACGTCTAAACGCGTTAGACATTTGTTGTATTGTAGTCTGTGGACCTGGATTAATGTTTGGGTCAAAGTATGAACCAGGTATTGGTGATACAGGTAGTATACTTCCTCCTAATCTTAAAGCAAAGTTGGCCGCGGCAAGTATTGGATTTGCTGTAACAGTAATTGTGTAGTTTGGTTCAATTAACGGAACCACACCTGACAAAATGTTAACTATGTCAGTTCCACTATTAATGTTTAAAATATTGGCCCTATCAATAGTATCTTGTCTAATCTGAGCAGCAATTCTTGCCTCAAACTCATGTCTAAGTGTTTGAGCTCCTAATTTGGCAATAAATGAATCTTGACTTAATAACCCATTAGTCCCACCAGGGTCTTGGGAAAGTAATATTGATAACGGACTATAGTTTGACGGTACAAACGTTGTTGGGTATGGTTGGTTGTTATAGTTGTTTGTTGTTTGAGGTTTGTCTAATGAATTAAAGAACTCAGCACTATCTAATTGTATTTGACCACCATTAGAGTATACGTTAAGTGGTTTCCACTTTTGTGACTCAGGTAATGATTGACCAACAATATTAGCGTCTTGAAATCCGTATTCACCGTCATTTGATTTTGTATTCATCAACCCACCTGGGTCTGGAACTTGTTTGTAACCCCCTTCGTTACCCCACTGATTAAGAGGGTAAAGTTGATTTGCGAATGATGGCTCGTCAATTAATTGGTCGGGGCTATCTTGAACAGATGTGTCTGATTGAATGTATTCTGTATTAATTGGGAGCGTAGGACGATTAGGAGACTTAGCGTAAGGCGTTAAGTTCCTTGTTATTAGTTTCTTTCTGAAACCGTCTGAGCTTATAAAATCTAAAGGACTTCCCATTAATATCTTTAATTAATAAATAGGTTAAGGACTATTTTTTGTTTATCTACCTATTGTTTTTCCTGTAGGTGCTTTCGTTGGATTATTAGGTGTATTAACTTCAATCATAAATTGTTTCATGTCAGTACTATTTAGTTTTTCGATAAGCATTTTTGTAATCTGTTCTTTTTGTGCGGTGGTTAAATCTGATGCCGCTCCATTAAAATTAATATCTATTTTAAATCCACCATCAACATTAACTTTAGCCCCTGTTGCACTACCACCAAAAACATTATTATTAGCAACAGTTTGTCTTACCCTTGACGACGCATTACTACCTTCGATTAATGAAGATATTGGTCTGTTTCCATCACCACCTCTATTTGATGTCGGGGCAGATTGTTGTTTAGTATTACCAGTCATTTGGTCGATAAAGGCTTTAGCATTTCTTTCAATAGCTGTTTTATCGGTTAACGAAGAACGAGTCTCTTGTAATGTTTTCAAAATACCATTTTGAGCTTCTTTACCAAGTTCATTTAATTGAATACCTGATTTAGTTAAGAAGTTAGATAAAGCGTCTGTTGTTTTAACATCTTTATTGGCAATGTCACTAAATAAAGATTTTACGTTATCAAAAGAGTCTGTCATTACATCTCTAATCTTTTGTGGATTACTAAAGTTTTTAGACGCGGCTCCTGTAAACGCTGACGATAATCTTCTAATTGCCTCAGAACTAGTTAAAACATCTTTCTGAGTAACCGCTCCACCTAAAACAGCACCTTTAATCGCATTAACGTTACCTGCAATATCTTCACTAATCGACATTTGAGATTTTGCAATCTCCTCCATAGTTTTAGGTCCATTCTTTTGTTCCTCAATAAGTTTGTTCATTTCTTCTTGAGTAACATCGCTCAAGTCTTTATAAACCTTTTCACCTTTCTCATCACTAACTTGAACTTGGTATTTACCATCTTTCATGTTCGCAATATTAGCAAGGTATTGTTTGTCCTCTTCGTTTTCAAATTTAATTGATGGACTAATAGACGATACTCTCTTATCTAATTCCGCGGCCGCTAACCCCATTTTAGATAATGAACCTGAAGCAAGTCCCGCTTCTTTTTCCATCTCTCTAAGTGTTAACACACCTTGAGGATTTATCTTAAATGTTTTTGTTTTCTCATCAAAATATGTGAATTGTTTTGACACATTCGCCAAACTAGTTTGTAATCCTGATGGGTCATTAATTGATTGATTCATCAATTGGAATGGGTCGGCAAGAGCTCCTGCGGATACACCTAATCTTTGGAATGCAGATGCCATATTAATAGCTCCTTCAGGGTCTAAAACTTTTTCGGCTAACGCAAATGTGTTAGACATATCGAATCTTAACATAGATGCTTGTGCAGCCATCTTAGTTAACCCCTGAACACCACCCTCAAATTGGTAACGATTCATTTGGTCCATATTGGACTGAACGTCTTTCATTACATCTTTGGTGTTACCCCCTATACTACGAATATAATTTACAGAATCCTCAAGTTGTTTTCCAACCTGTTCAATACCAACACCAACATTTAAAAATGAATTGGAAATGTCTTTAACGTTACTACCTAATACTTGAGCGGACGCAACTAATTTTTCAACATCTTCTTTATTGGCAATAACATTTCTTCTTGAAGCTTCAGCGATATCAATAACCGCTTGACCTACAACACCCAAATCACCACCTAAACGTGCAACACCAGGAATAGTATCAGCGAGAGAAGTTTTAATCTCGTTAATTCTTTCTCTACTTTGTCCAAAAACATTGTTAACTTCACGAGCAACGGAACTCACTCTCTCAAATGCATCCGCAAATTCTTGAGGTGTAAATTTTACCGCTCCAGCTAGTTCATCTCCTAATTGTCCTGGGGTTTTTTCATTACCTGCCATAATTATATTGTGTTAGATATTATATAAATACAAAAGGACTGATTTTTCAGTCCTTTTTATTGTCTTCTATCCATTTATCTAATAAGTACTTTCTCATAAAGAGAGGCATAATTAGAAAATCTTGATACGATATTTTTAGTAACGTCGATAAATAATAGTACTCATCGAGCTGACTTTTCCTATAATCAGAAGAAAGGACGAAAAAAGTCGACCCCGAAACCAACATTAACTGTCAATCTTTCTCCTGATGGGGTCATTACTACTCTTTGCATATCCAATCTTGGCTCATTCTCAGTCATAAAGTTTCTTATGAATTTTGAATCGGCAATTGGCATTTGCTCTATAAATTTGGCGATTTCGCCTTTATCGGTTGAACCGTTTGCTTCAACAATTTCTTTTTGAAGTCTTAATGTAACTTTTGGTGCCGTTCTACCTAAAGGGTATGAATCAACAATTCTTTGGTTTTCCAAAATTTCCCCGTAAGTCATTGGTTTTAACTTAACCGTTGTTTGTGATTTTGGTAATGTTGTAATAAATGTACCATCTTCGTTTGGCGCTTGACCTTGTAAGATAGTTAATTGGTCCAACATAACTGTAGTTTTGAAGGGTTTTCTTGTTGCGGGGTCTGTTAATGTAACTTCCATCTCAGGTCCAAACGCGGTGTTTCTTAAAAAGATTAAAATAGCTTCAACGTCACCTTCTAACATTTCTTCAATACGTAAGTCTGGTTCGTAAATTTTAGTCCTTAAAAGATTTGGTGTCATGTCTTCACCACCTGCCATTAATAAGTTCTCGTCATTAGCGGTCAGATAACCGACTTTGACTGATTTCTTTTTGTTTTTGTAGAATATACCTTGAGATGGTAATGGTACCACGTCATGGGGAAGCGAAAAATTTGCTTGACCGTATTCTCTTGATTGATTATCCATATAAAAAATTAACCGTAAAGTTTATGTGCTTTACGGTTAAATATAATTGTTCTAAATTTTTTATAAATAGTATTAGTAAACTAACACACATCTATCCATTCTTAGTGTCGCCGCGATAGTCGCTAAACCATCTGTATTGTAAGCCAACGCATTAAAGTTAACATCTGTTAAGAATGTACCATACATAATCCACTTTTCAACTACAACACCTGTTGGGTCTAACATTTCAAGGTCAATATCTTTTTTGTATCCTGCGGCGTATCCCATACGACCTGTTACCGATTCTGCATGTAAACGTACCCACTCCATAAGAGCTTGAGCCGCAGAAGGACCAATTGGGTCTCTAAATACAACGTTAATTGTTTGCCAGTTGAATCTACCCGCAACGTAAGTTGAGGTATTCAAGAACGGAATTTCCGTTGCTGCGATTGTGATATGCGGTCTAGATGCAGACTCCACAAACCACTCATTAATTCCTAAACTTGATGGAAACCTTAAAATGAATCGGTTTTGACGTTTCGGTTCATAAGGTATCGGCATTTTCATCAGTAAATCAGCCATATTATTTAAATTTTGTTTCTATGTTTATATTGATAAATATATCCCGTTTCAAAAATTTTTCTATTTACTTAAATTTTTAAAAACGGTATTCTTTAACTAGACTTCTTTTTTAATGCCTCCAGCTGTAGAATAAGTTCTTACTATATTATCTGGTTTATCTTTAAAATGTTTTTTCATTACTTCTATATTCTTTGGGTCATCGTCTGAAAAGCCTATAGATGGTTCACTAGGAATAAAGTTATTATTAACATCATTCTTTAAAAAAGCTCTTTTATTTAAAACTGCAGCCATTCCTTTAATATAACTTACAAAGTCTTCCATTGCACGGACCTTCTCCTCCTCAGGATTTTGAGCCCCTCCCTCGTCTCCAAAAGAAACAGGGTGGTATTTGTTAAGTTCTAAATATGATTTGATTAACTCATCGTCACTCATTTCATCTTCACCTGAAAATGACCTATATTTTTTAAGATTCTTAAGAAGTTCTTCCTTATTTATCCCATTATAATCATTTATAATGTAGTTATAAACCGCTTGTTTTAAAGTATTTGGGTTGTGACCCCTTGCAGTAATGATTGAAAAGATTGAACCGTTATTAATTGCTTCTCTGAAATCATCAAATGCTGGACCTTCTTTGGCTCTCATTGCATCGATTAAAAAATCTTTGTCTCCTGCCGTTCTGAAATTTCTAAATGGGTCTTCAGCAAACCCTACAATCGTCTCACCTTTATAATTAAAAGGTTCCTTACCTAAATGATGTCTATGTTCTGCAAAGTCATCAGTTGACATACCTACCTCATCACCGTCTTCTGTTTTAACAATAATTTTTGTTGGCATGTGTACAATATTATCATCCCAATCGAATGCATAATATTTCATATCTGGTGAACCTTCACCTTTAAATCCCTCTGTTAATTTATTTCTCATTTGGCTAAAGGGGGGATATTATTCCCCCCATAATTTTTATTAGATATTTTCAAACGAAGCTCCTGTTGGAGTGATGAAGAATTCGATATCAATGAATTCTAACGCCTTCGTAGGTTTTAAGTAGATTTTACCTGTTAAAGTGTTTCTATCTAAGTCTTCAGGTGTTGAAGAAACTGTTACACGGAAATCGTATAAACCTCTGTCTCTTCTGATTGAGTCTAAAATAGGGTTAACACTGTCTAAGAATTGTTGTCTAACGATTTGGTCGTTTTGTTCGAACAATAATCTTACCGCTACCGCTGAAATTAATTTACGAGCTTGTAATAACAATCTTCTTACGTTCAATCTATTCAATGCTGAATCAGCTACTTGTAATGTTTTGTTACCCCAAATTACTGTACCAACGTCTGCGAATGTTGCGATTGGGTTGATTCTACCTTGATAAAGAGTATCTCTATCTTCTTGAGTC